GTGTTCGGCACTGAATGCATGAGACAAGGATTTTATGATGGCATATGGGTGAGTTTGGTCAAAAAGAAAATCCAAGAAAATCCTACAACCAATTGGGTGATCCCAGACACACGTTTCCCCAACGAAGTGGATATGATTAAATCTGTTGGTGGGCAAGTGTGGTGTATCCAAAGAGGTCAAAATCCTCAATGGTTTGATGATTACAAGATCAACGGTATAGAGCCAAAAGAAATTCATGCATCAGAATGGGCATGGGCAAATTCTTCATTTGATCGTGTGATTGAAAACAATGCCTCAATGGGCAAACTGCATCAAAAGATAGTTGATTGCATCACTGATCAGCAGTAAGATCACCTTGACGCCAACCTTGTTTTTTAACATGTATCAATCTGTTGCAATTAGCACACACTGTTTTTAAATTGCTCTGATTGTTGTTGGTCATGTTGCCATCAAGATAGTGAACATCAAGTTGATGAGGATGTTGTGCAGTGAAGCCGCACATTTCACAATGTGTTTGTTTGTGATATCCAGAACGTTGCCAAGCAGGAGTGCTGATAGTTGATGATGATGACCTGCGAATACATGCATCACATTTTTTTCGATAGTACACTTTGTCTCCACGTCGATAGTTGTAGGCAGCTGGCCTACTATTACATTCTTGACACAAAGGTCGCTTTGTTCCATTGCCATTAAGCACGCATATATTTATGCACACCTTTTTGGCACTCTTTAAATCGATTGTAATAATCAGCCCATGAGTGGTAAATATTTGCAACAAGGAGTAAACGACAAATGGCTTTAATATCACCAGGAGTAGAGGTTACCGTAGTAGACGAATCATTTTACGTCCCCGGTATACCAGGAGCAGTTCCACTAGTAGTAGTTGCAACTGCACAAGACAAAACATCAGGTACAGGCACAGGCACAGCTGCCGGTACACTGTCAACAAACGCAAACGAAATTTTTCTAATATCATCACAGAGAGAATTAACACAGACTTTCGGTGATCCAGATTTTGTGACTGACGCATCAGGCACTCCAATTCAGGGATCTGAATTGAATGAATACGGTCTCCAAGCCGCTTACTCCTTCTTGGGCATCGCAAACAGAGCCTTTGTGATCAGAGCCAATGTAGACACAGCAGAATTATCCGGAACAGCAGGCGCACCTGGTGGTAGACCTAATGACGGATTTTACTGGTTGGATCTTGCTTCATCATCCTTTGGAATCAAAGAGTGGAGTGAAGGCACACAGTCATTCACAGTGAAGACACCAATTTACATCACATCAACAGATGATGTTACAGGCAACGCACCAAAATCAACCAAAGGTTCAATTGGTGATTATGCTGTAGTGGCAACAAATCCATTCAACAGATTATACTACAAAACACGTTCAAACACATGGGTACAAGTTGGATCATCAGACTCCGCAACAAAGGATGCTTCTTGGTCATCAGCACACCCAACTATCAAAGGCACAACCACAAATCCAGCACTGAGTGATGCAACAATTAGCGTCAATGGTGTAGAGATCGTGCTTGGTCAAACAGTGGCCACAGCGGCTGCCGCTATCAACGCAGGCGGAATGTCAGGTGTACAAGCTGCGGCAGTGGATGGCAGATTAGAAATATACGGTATTGCAGCTGCAACTGGTGATGATTCATCTACAACAGCAGAAGCCAGCACAATTATTCTTAACAACGTGGACGACTCCGCTATACAAGGACTTTCACTGTTGGGTATCACAGCAGGAAGATACGAAATACCAAAAGTGTTCATAGGACAACACACAGAAGACCACGGATTTAGAACCAGTGACACATCACCAAGACCATCAGGATCTGTGTTTATTCAAACCACTGAGCCAAACGGTGGTGCTAACATTGCATTAAAAAAATATTCCGACACAGCAGGACAATTTGAAAGTGTTAGTGCTCCTGTGTTTATCACACAAGAACAAGCACTTCAGCAGTTAGACAAACTGGGTGGCGGTCAAAACTTAACCACCAACGATGTGTTTGTGCAAGTAAACATTGGTGAATCAGAATGGGACGATTCAACAACTGACTCAGGTGAAGTGATTGACTATGTTGCTTTTCAAAGATCAGCAGGTACTGGAGCAACAACTCAAATTGTTTCAGATAAAATTGCAACCAAGACAGCTGCTGTAGACAGTGGTGACACAATTAGAATGGCAGAAACCATTCTTAATCCAGATGCTACTGCAAACACAGCGGCAAATAAATTAAACACCAAGACAGTATCAATTGGTGGCGACGATGCAGATGATTTTGTTGCGGCCATATCAGCTGCAGGATTCCAACACATTAGTGCTTCATATGATGCAACAACCAAAAGAATAACTGTGTCACATGCACTGGGTGGCAACATCTATTTCACAGACACCAACGGAACTGCAATGGCAGACTTAGGTTTTGCAGCTGGCAATGCAAATGCATACGGTGGCAACTCAGATCTTTCAACAGACAAAATTGCAAACCTATATGTTGCACCAGCAGGCGACAAAGATGACTTTTCATCATCAGATGATCAAACAGAAGCCAATAGAACTTTTGCTTTCTTAGCATCTAATTGGACTCCAGTTGAGAACACACCAGACTCAGGCACAACATTCACAGCGATACAGAGTGTGAATGAACCAACCAAAGATCCAGCAGACAACCAATTATGGTATCACACAACAGTAGACGAAGTTGACATCTTGATACACAACGGCACAACGTGGGACGGTTATCAAAATGTATCATCGGATGCTAGAGGATTTGATCTATCACAAACAGATCCAAATGGTCCTATTGTTTCAGCATCAGAGCCAACAACACAATCAGATGGCACAGCACTTGTTGATGGAGACATTTGGTTAAGCACAGCGGATCTAGAAGAGTATCCAGATTTATACAGATATGATTCATCACAACCAGATGGACAAAAGTTTGTGTCAATTGATAACACAGACCAAACATCACAAGATGGTGTTTTATTTGCTGACTTCCGTTATCATTCAGATGGTACAAAAGATATCATCAGCGAAGAAACATTGATCACTGACTTGTTGACATCTACATATCTTGACATTGACAAACCAGAGCCAGCACTGTATCCAAAAGGTATGCTTGGATTTAACTTGAGAAGATCAGGTTATGCTGTCAAAAAGTTTGTAAAGAACTATTTTTCAAGAACAAACTTTTCATCAACAACTGTGTATCCAACACTTCCAACTGAAAAGGATGCTTGGGTTAATGCATCTGGATTAAAAACAGATGGATCACCTTTCATGGGCAGAAAAGCACAGAGAAATGTAATTGTTGAAGCATTGAAATCAAGTGTAGAATCAACCACAGCACTAAGAGAAGAGCAAAGAGAGTTCAACTTGTTAGCAGCTCCTGGTTACCCAGAACTTATAACAAATCTAGAAACACTTAATGCAGACAGAAAAGAAACTGCATTTGTGGTAGGCGACACTCCGTTCAGACTTGAACCAAACTCAACAGCAGTCACAAACTATGCTAATAACACAGCAGGGGCTGCCGACAACGGTGAAGACGGATTATTAACAACAAATTCATTCACAGGTGTGTACTATCCATCAGGATTCACAACAGATCTAGCAGGAGAATCAGTGGCAGTTCCACCATCACACATGATGTTGAGAACAATTGCATCCAATGATCAAGTTGCATTTCCATGGTTTGCCCCAGCAGGCATAAGACGTGGTGCAATAGACAATGCTTCATCAGTTGGTTTCATCAACTCAGAAGGTGAATTTGAAACCACAGCAGTAGCAGAAGGATTAAGAGATTCATTACAATCAGTGAACATTAATCCAATATCTTTTGTAACAGGGTCTGGACTTGTAGCATTTGGGCAAAAGACAAGACAACTTACAGCATCAGCACTTGACAGAGTTAATGTTGCAAGATTGGTTGCGTTTACAAGACTACAATTAGACAAAATTGCAAGACCATTTATCTTTGAGCCGAATGATGCATTGACAAGAAATGAGATAAAACAGTCAATTGAATCATTCTTGTTAGAATTAACAGCACAAAGAGCACTGTTCGACTTTGCTGTAGTGTGTGATGAATCAAACAACACACCAGCAAGAATTGACAGAAACGAACTGTATGTCGATGTTGCAATTGAGCCAGTCAAAGCAGTTGAATTTATATTCATACCAGTTAGATTGAAGAACACAGGAGAAATAGCAGCTCAAGGCCTTTAAAGGTACAAGTTGACGAAAGGACAAATGAATAGTAAATATTCATACTAGGAGAAAAAGAAATGGCAGTATCAACACTATCAAAATTTACAGTACCACTAGCAAGTGATCAATCATCAGGCTCACAAGGCCTATTAATGCCTAAACTACAGTATAGGTTTAGAATTGTGCTTGAGAACTTTGGTGTGTCTACTCCTAGATCCGAGCTCACCAAACAGGTCGTGGATGTAACTCGTCCAAACATAACATTTGATCAAATCACACTTGATGCATACAACTCAAGAGTGTACATGGCAGGCAAACACACATGGGATCCTATCACATTGAATGTCAGAGACGATGTCAACAACGAAGTTACAAAACTTGTTGGCGAACAGTTGCAGAAACAATTTGACTTCTTTGAACAGTCAAGTGCGGCATCAGGACAAGACTACAAGTTCACAGGTAGAATTGAAATGCTTGATGGTGGCAACGGAGCCAACACTCCAACTGTGTTAGAAACATATGAACTGTATGGCTGTTACCTAGACAACGTGCAGTATGGCACACTTGCTTATGCAACATCAGAACCAGTGCAGATTACAATGTCAATTAGATATGACAATGCAATCCAAACACCAAGAGGTACTGGTATTGGCACAGCAGTAGCAAGAGCAGTTTCAACAGCAGCTACCGGCGCTTAATACTCAACTCAAACTTTAACGTTTCGCAGTTTAAAACTGGCACGATTTTGATGCCATAAATATTACATATGAACTGGCGTAACAACTTTCTAAAACAATTAATTGGTGGTGACACCATGCGAGACTTTCAGCATGCGGCCAGATTGTACACAGATCAATCATTTAGACTTGCACCAAAAAATAGATTTTTATATCATGTGGTGTTTGATATCAATCCACTGGCTGTGGGTAAGTCAATTAATCAAAATGAACAGTTAGAACTGGGCATGATTGTCAAACGCTGTGACTTGCCATCTTATAATTTTAATGTTGAACAAAAAAACAAGTACAATTTTAAAGACTATGTACAAACAGGCATCCAGTATCAGCCTGTATCAATTGTGTTGCATGATGACATGGGCGATGTTG